GCCCGACCAGTCGGCACCGGCACGCGGACGCCAGCCCATACCTTTCTCCATCGATGCGTAGGGGATGTTGGCGATCGATGGCGAGTCTTCGGCAAAGGCTTTGGCGATCAGACCTTGATCGTCGCCCTGCACATCATCGAAGACCCAGCTGTAGACCAGGCCGGCGACGTCGAACACGGTCTCGCCGTTGGACAGCCTGAAACCCCGCTTCTGCTGCTCGTAGACACCGGTCGGGGCTTCGTCGAGGTCGTAGTCGTCGTGCAGGCCCATGTTCAGGGTGCCCTCGCCGACAGCGCCGCCGGACCAGTTCGCCGCGACGTTGAACACGTTCCAGGCCACGGCCAGCGCCTGCGTTTCGCGGATCAGCTGGCCGCCCATGGCTTCGCATTGCGCCTTCGCGTCAGCGAAGTTGATGTCGGTCCATGGCACCAGCTGAGGATCCACCACAGGCTCGCCGTTGGCGCCTTTCGAAATGTGGTACTGGCTGACCTGGAATGCGGGAACGACCAGGCCATTCGGCAGCGTGGTTTCCGGGACGACGACGAAGCCAGCGGCTGGCGCAGCTGCTGCCGCGCTGTCGGTCTTGGTGGGGAACGGCCAGGCCGCTGCCGGCGCCACGCTGCGTTTTTGTTCGTCTTGCATGTTCTGCTCTCCTTCGGGTGGTGGATGGTGTGGATGACTCAGTAGGCGACGGCCATTTCGCGCGCCCACAGGTGCTGATCGATGCTGTGCTGCTCTTTGCTCTCGCGCTTCCAGGTCGGTGCCATGAACTCGGCCCAGCCAATGATGGTCTGGTCCAGTTCGTCGGAAATCGCGTTGCTGATGTCCACGGTGGTGCCGGCCAAGCCCACAGCTTCGATGTGGAAATTGCCGTCGCCATCGAAGGTGCCGTACACGTTCAGCAGCAGCTCGCCATGGTCGTATTGGCCCACGAAGTGCTGACTCTTGATTTGCGGTTGGCGGCTGAGGGTGAACATGGTTTTTCTCCTGATGGTTGATGCTGGCCACCGCCCTGCGGCGGCCGGGGACCTGAGTCCAGAGTCCCGAATTAGTTGGTGCAGCGGAACCCGATGTCGACGTACCCGCAGTCGGGCCAGCCGCTGTCGACACCGAAGACGCCCGCAGCCGACCCGGAGCACCAGTAGCCGCCGCGGATGAGCGCACGGCTCGACCAGTCATCTCCAGCATCTGGATACCAGCCGACGCCGCTCTCCATGCTGGGGAAAGGGGCCCCGGACACCGCTGGGGAATCAGCAGCGAAGGCGCGGGCAACGATGCCGTTCTCATCGCCTTGAACGTCATCGAAGATCCACGAGTACAGGTTGCCGGCGGCGTCGAGGATCGTTTCGCCATTGGTCAGCGTGAACACGCGACGCTCGTCTTCCGGCGGAACGAAGTTGCCGTCTTGCGGGCCGTTCACGCGCCACTTGCGGATGCCTTGGATCAGGTCGCCTTTACCAACTTCGCCGCCGGTCCAGTTGGCGCCCACGCTGGCGATGTTCAGGGCCAGCGCTTGCGACTGGGTCAGCGTCAGCAGCTTGTAGCCGGCGGCTTCAGCAGCGCGGCGAGCATTCGCGTAGTTGATGCGGTTCGCCGGAACCAGGTCGCGCTGGCTCACGGCTTTGCCGTCGGCGCCCAGCGCGCACAGGAAGCGGCTGACGCGGAATTCAGGCACGTGCTGGCCGGTCGGCAGCGTGGTGGCGGGAACGGTCACGAACTCGTCTTGCGCTACGGCCGTGCTCTCGATTTTTTCTGCGGTGTCCATCTGGGCTCCTCGTTGGGGTTTGGTGCGGCGATGGATGTATTATTAGCGTTGCTTTTTATTCTGTCAAGAGCATTGCTTATATTTTTGTCGAAAAAAAACCCGCCGAAGCGGGTTGCAGTTGGATGAAGCTCTTTTACTCGATGTTGTGCAGTCGGTAGACTGCATCCTCTGTGCGTGAAGTTGCCTTGGCCTGATCCTTAAGATCAAATTCAAGGTCGTTCAGTTGCTTCCTGATGGCCGTTAGCTCGCTCAGTATCTGCTGGCCATAGACCAGTCCCAATGCAACCAGCTCACCTACCGCCGTATCGAACCCAGTGATGGCAAGTATAAAGAAGGCCGTGATTTGCCATGCCAATAGCATCCAGAGGAGCTCTTTCCAGTGCTTTAAGTAATTCATATCTTCTCGCTTTCCTTTCGTACAACCCTACCAACAATGATGCACATGTCGCCTTCGCAGCGTTTCCGAGAGTATTTGCGCTGGTCGAAATGGTCCGAGGAAAGCCACCACATACCATGGTCACGAACCAGGCGCTTGATTACAGCTTCGCCCTCATAGTTCACCGCATAGACGCCACCATCTATCGGCCTCGTATCTGCTGTATTGACGATCACCGTGTCGCCGGCGTACAGAGCTGGCTCCATGCTCTCCCCTTTAATTTCTAGGGCCAGTAGCCGCTCCGGAATGTATTCATTTTTTTCGACCCAACGCCTGGGTACGGTCGCAATGCCGCCTTCGTGGCGATCAGGCTCGGTCTGGAAGCCCATGATGCCGGCTGAGAGCTTGAGTTTCACTTTTTGAATCTTTATCAGTTCCGGGTTTTCAGGATCCGCTATTTCGACAGCGCGCACGCCGTGAACTCTTGCTGCCAAGCGGCTGCTTATCGTGGCCGGATCGATGCCGAGCACCCGAGAGATAGCCATGAGACTTTCGAGGTTCAGAGGGATGACGCCCCGCAGATATTGACTCACGGCGCCCTGGGTTCCCAAACCCGATTCGGCCGCAAGCCAGCCCTGAGTAGCACCCGCGTTAGCCGCCTTATATGCCTCCCAGGCTGCGCGTAATCGCGCCGCCTCCGCCAGTTCGATGTCATCAAGTTCACGTCGTTTCATATTTGCCATTCTAAAAGCATTACTTTTTTTGGTGGCAACATCTTGAAAAGCATTGCTCATGCTGTAGAATCCAGATAATAGAAGCATTGCTCATATCCGAAAGGTTCCCCCATGCATCTCGAAGAACACCTGAAGCAGTCCGGCAGCAGCCAGGGCGAATTTGGTCAAAGTCTGATCCCACCAGCAAGCCAGGCCCTTGTCAGCCAGTGGGTTCGCGGGGTCACTCGGGTCACGCTCGACTACGCCCTTGAGATCGAAAGGGCCAGTGCCGGCGCCGTCACTCCCAAAGACTGCGCGGAAATGTACCGGCCGCGCGCCCATGCTGCTTAAACATCCTTAACCAAAACAAAACTGGTGATGCCATGAATCCACTATCGGCTGCTGACGCTGAAAAATCACGCAAATATCACAGTCTCATGTTGCAGCGCATTGCGTCGCTGGGGCAGAAGACGCTGGCCGAGCGGCTGGAGACATCGGAATCGACGGTGTCGCGGTTCGTGAACACGGACCTGGAGAAGTTCTGCGCGGCTGTCTCCGCACTCGGACTGAAGATCGTGCCGGCTGAAATGAAGTGCTACTCGTCGGACACGATCAGCGCGCTGCTCAATCTGACCCGCGATCACCTGAATCAGCTTGAAACCCCCGAGCAGCTGTCTTTCGACTGATTTCCACCACACACGAACCCGCTCCCCCATCCCCGGAGCATAAAAAGAGGAGAAGTACATGTCAGCCAATACCCTGCTTGACGAAGTGTCTGCACAGATGGTGTGCAAGAACAGACGCGCATCTGGCCCGTCTGTTGCGCGTTGCGCCGCCGGTGGTCAGCAAGCTGCGTCACGGCCGCTTGACGATGGGCCCGGCCATGATCTTGCGCGTGCACGAACTGGAGCCGGTGCTGTTCCCGGTTGCCTTCATCCGCCAGCAGCTGGAGGCGTGACCGTGCAATCGATCATCACCATCGACATCATCCGCGCCAAGGCGCGCGCAGCCCACGCCGCCGGCCGCAGCCGTGACGACCACGGCATGAACTGGCACGCTGCAGCGCTGCCCACCTGGCAGGAAGAATGGGACCGCTGCGAAGTGGCCCGGCTAGAAGTGCAATCGCTGGAGGAACGGATATGAAAGGCCGTACTTACTCCGGCGCCAATCTGGGCATCAGCCGCATGAACAAGATCATCGACCTGGCGCGCGAGCATGGGCCCCTGGCCGTGCGCTTCGTGTGTGACCAGCTGAACCTGAACGAGAAGAGCTCGGTGATGTACCTGCACCGGCTCACCGATATGCATCTGATGGAAGTGCTTCCACGCGAGAAAGGCAACGCGCCGAAGCTCTATCAGCTGCTGCCGGGCGCCCAGCCGCTGCCGGTGCCTGTCCCCGTCTTTGGCCCGCGCAAGAGTCGCGCCAAGCCTGGTTCCACCCGCGGCCGCCCGCGCCTGAAATTCCCCGGTGAAGAAGACCGCATGATGCGCCGCGTGAACTATGTGCCGGCCGTGCAGCTGGGCGTCACGCGCGATCCACTGCTCCAGGCCTTCTATGGCGACTGGAGGGCGGCATGACTGATCTCCCCCCTCTGGTCGCTGCGCTCTTTGTCCGTCCTGATTCGGTCTACAAGCGGATGTTGCGTGTCGATGCTTGGGACGCCGAGCGAGATGCGAGGAAATTCCCAGGTGGCATTCCTGTGGTGGCCCACCCTCCATGCAGAGCGTGGGGCCGCCTACGTCAATTCGCATTGCCAAGGGATGATGAGAAAGACCTTGCACGCTTTGCCGTGGCCATGGTCAGAGGCCATGGCGGTGTTCTGGAACATCCCGCCGAATCTACTCTATGGGCGGATCAGATGCTTCCTCTGCCAGGTCGTGCCCCTGATGCTTATGGCGGGTGGACTATGGTGATTCAGCAGTTTCACTTCGGCCATCGCGCCGAAAAACGCACATGGCTGTACATTGTCGGCGTCCATCCCGACAAAATCCCATTGCTGCCGCATCGTGAAGGCTCTCCCAGTCATTGCGTCAGGCCTTCGAAGTCTTACCCGAGACTGCCTTCGAGATCGAAGGCAGAGCGCGAGCAAACCCCTACCCGGCTGGCGAACTGGCTAGTTCAGTTGGCGGAACGATGCGAGGCCAATCACGCATGAACTACTACGAACACCACATCGGCGACTATGCGGAAGCCACAGCGCACCTCTCCTTCGTGGAGGATGCCGCGTACAGCCGCCTGATCCGCAAATACTACGCGCAGGAGAAGCCGCTGCCAGCCGACCTGAAACAGGTGCAGCGCCTGGTCGGCGCGCGCGAGCGCACGGAACGTGCGGCTGTCGAAACTGTGCTGAATGAGTTCTTCGTGTTGCGCGAGGACGGCTGGCACAACGACCGCTGCGACGACGAGATTGCGAAATTCCGCGATGGCGAGCCCGAGCGCGAGGCGAAGAAGGCGAATGAAGAAAACCGCCTAAAACGCCATCGCGAAGAGCGTGCAAGGTTGTTTAAGCAGCTTACCGATGCAGGCCAACACGCAGCCTGGAACATCGGCATGAACGAGTTGCGGGAGCTGGTAAAAGGGCTTCCAGAAACGGATACTGAAACGTTATTGCCGCCGTTACCTGAAACGGCACCTGCAACGCCTGCAACGGCTACCCAGACACCAGACACCAGACACCAGACACCAGTATTAAAACCTTTAGCACACAGCGCGACTACTCAACCGGAGTTAGCGCGCGGGCCTGAAACGCCAGAAACGGTCGAAAAACCGGAGCCCACACCTGCTGCCAGCCTCAGCCAGGCCATGCGCAAGCACGGCGTGATGTCGCAGCCCGGTGATCCTCGCCTGATCGCCCTGGCTGAGCAGGGCGTGACCGTCGAGACCATCGAGGCCGCATGCGAGGAGGCGAAGCAGGCCAAACCCGGCGAGCGCATCGGTCCCGCCTACGTCGCCGCCATCGTGCAGCGCTGGTCCGCCGAAGCGAAGTCCATCGACGCGGCCGGCGCGAAACCGCCCAAGCCTAACGGCAAGTCCTCCGACGACTGGACCTGGCGCAAGTCCAACGAAGGCATCGACCGCAAGGGCCGTGAGATGGGCATGTACGCCCGAGGCGGCGAGAGCTACGCCGACTTCGCATCCCGCATCCAGGCCGCCATCGACAAACGCAAAGCCGCCGAGCGCGGCCAAGGAGCCACAGCATGAGCCATTCCCACGAAGACCGCGTTGCCGACCGGCCGGCGTACCTCTGCACCGCCTACGGCTGCCCGCTCATGGGCGTGATGTGCGCATCGACCACCGGCGGCGACTGGTTCTGCTCGCTGCACTACGGCGCCGACAGCGGCAGCATGCAGGCCATCACCAGCGCCATTCGATCGATGAACTGGCTGGCAGAAGCCCTGACCATGATCCGCCAGCTGCCGATCAAGCCGGCATCGGATCGCGTCGCGATCATGGAGCGCGTCAAGCACGACTTCGAGCACAACGGTCGCCCCGACCTGTTCTGGCGCGGCCACCCCGAGAACGTGCGCCAGTGGATCAACCGCATCGAGCCCGAGTTCGCCACGATACTGGCCGAGGCCATGCCGGCGCGCATGCAGCAGCAGCCGGCGAAGAAGGGCGACACGTGGACCAAGATCAGCGATTGTGTCCCGAATTTCGCTTGAATTTACAAAAAACGTTAAACAAAGGGAAATTTATGAACATCTTGGCCATTGATCTCGGGACCACAACCGGATGGGCGCGCAGCTCGCGCGACGGCTCGATCGTCGGCGGCAGCGAGAAATTTGCGCCGAAACGCATGGAGCAGGCCGGCCAGCGTTGGCTCAAGTTCCGGGCCTTCCTGAGCGAGCAGCGGCAGCAGGCGGGCGGCGAGATCCACGCGGTCTACTTCGAGGACGTGAAGCAGCATGCCGGCACGATTGCGGCGCACGTCTACGGCGGCTTTCGGGCGATGCTGGAGGCCTGGTGTGCGGCGAACAACGTGCGAATGATCGGCCTGGGCGTAGGCACCGTGAAGCAGCACTGGACCGGCAAGGGAAACGCCGACAAGGCGGCGATGATCGCAGCGGCGCGCGGCAAAGGCTTCGCGCCAATCGATGACAACCATGCCGATGCCTTGGCAATCCTTTCCCTCGGCCGCTCGCTTGAGCTGGCCGCCAACGAAGCGCCATTCTGACGGAGGAATGCATGGAGACGATTTTCACGTTGCTGCTGTACGGGCTGGTGGCCGTTGTCGGGCTGCTGGGCATCATGGCCTTCATCGCGCTCCTGAGCCGAGCGAACGAGCTGGAGGGCGAATGAACACGCTGCCGCAAAGCCATTACGGCGACCCACTGGACGTGCTGCTGCACGAGGAGGAACAGACATGCAAGGGCTGCCGCTACCGCAAGATGATCGAGGGCGCGCTGCAATGCACGCACCCGAGCACCGCCGATCCGCTGAAGCAGATCCGCTGCACCGCCTACGAGGAGCGCGAGTGACGAGACCGAAGGACATCGGCGTGAGGCTGGAGAACTGGGCTCGGTGGGCGACCGCGACGAGCCATGGCGGTGCTGACTCGATGACGGGAGCCGTGTGCGAGCGCATGCGCAAGGCGGCCCTGGGCAATGTGTGGTCCGGACACGACGTGCGCGAGGAGCTGGACGACCGTGACGCCTGGGCCATCCAGCGCGCCATGGCGGAGGTCACGCTGCAGCAGCGCATGATCCTGCACTGGTGCTACATCGAGCAGGCCAGGCCGGAAGTGGTGTGCCGGATGACGAAGCTGCCGGTGCGGCCGATCAGCATCTTTGTCGCCGCCTTCCACGATGCCCAGCATGCGATCGAGGATGCGGTTGACAGCGGGAACAGAACGGCGTACATTCCGCACCAACAACTTATCTCCGTCTGAAGTGCGACGCGTCCGGGTTCCCAGTGGGAGCCCGCGGCGTCCCCGGAAGAAATTCGAAGCCCTGGTGCAGAAATGCTCCGGGGCTTTTGCTTTTGCACCACCCGCTGTCTCCTCTACCACCTTCGTGTGTGGCCTTGGCCGCCCCGGCAATTGCGTCGGGGCGGCGTTTTTTTGGAGCTTTGCATGACTGCCTACGTGACGCACCAGGGGAGCGAGCTGCGCGACGACGTTTCGCTTGGCCTGTACGGCAACATCGTGCGCCGGGTGACAGGCCTGGGCCAGGTGACGATTGCAAGTACCGGTGTGGCTGCCAACGACATCTGGCCGCTGGCCGGCATCTACCCGTGGATGACTGGCGCGACGAGCCTCGAAATCGTATCGATTGGCGCGAACGCAGTGAACGACACCGCGGCTGGCTCTGGCGCGCAGAGCGTGACCGTGAGCGGCCTGGACATCAGCCTGAACGAGATTTCGGAGACGAAGGCCACCAACGGCGCCACGCCTGTGGCGCTCTCGACGCAGTTCTACCGCGTCAACTCGGTAACGCTTGGCGCCGTCGGCGCAGGTGGTCGCAACGCAGGGGAAATCCGCGTCAGGGATGTGGGTGCCGGACCGGTCCGCGCTGTCATCCCGATTTCGAGCGTCATTGACCTCACGCCGGCTGTCAGCAAGGGCAGCCAGTACACCGTGCCGACTGGCCACATCCTGTTGATCGATGATATCGACATCCAGATCAATTCGTCGGCTGGCGGTGGTGGCGGGACGGTCAAGGGCGCCGACGTCCTGTTCTACTTCCGCGGATCTGCCTCCACGGCACCAATCCGGCTGCCGCGTGCGATCACCTGCACTGACAGCGGCAGCGGCAAGAGCCTCGATCCGAAAACGCCGATCCCGGTGCCCGGCGGCACGGATTTCCAGCTGCGCTGCTCGTACACCAGCACGGCCGGCATCATCCTCTCCGGATCGTGGGAGGGAACGCTGTATCGCCGCATTCCTTGAGGAGCAGGCATGGCAACTCTGACCAGCAAGAAGCGCAACGCGCTGCCGAAATCCGCCTTCGCCGGCGCCGGCCGCAGCTATCCGGTGAACGACCGATCGCACGCAGCGAATGCCAAGGCCCGGGCCACGCAGCAGGAGCGTGCCGGTAACCTGAGCCCTTCGCAGGCCGACAAGATTCGCGCGAAGGCGAACAAAGTCTTGAAGAAATAAGCAACCAACCGAGGCTGGATAATCCGAAAGGAACCCAGTGCAAGCATGGAAACTGTAAAACCGAAAAAGGTAATGCCGAAATCGCCCGGCAGGCCAAAGGGCGTGCCGAACAAGAACACGGCCGCGATCAAGGAAATGGTCATACTGGCCCTGGAGCAGGCCGGCGGCGTATCGTACCTTACGACCCAGGCGAAGAAGAACCCAAAGGCTTTCCTCGCCCTGCTGGGCCGCGTGCTGCCGCTGCAGGTAACCGGCCCCGGCCCCGGCGGCGAACACATTGTGCACTCGCTGACCCGCACTATCATCGACCCGAAAGATGTCGGCCCGGGCGCTTGATATCCCGACCGCGCGCGTCTTCGTGCCCCTTCTGGAGCCATCGCGCTACAAGGGCGCGAAAGGCGGCCGCGGATCGGGCAAGTCGCAGTTCTTCGGTGACCTGATGGTCGAGGACTGCATGGCTGAGCCGGGCAACAGCGGCGGCGAAGGCATGCGGGCAATCTGCATCCGCGAGGTGCAGAAGGATCTGGCGCAGTCATCGAAGCTGCTGTTGGAATCGAAACTGGCGGCCATGGGCCTGAATGAGTCGCAAGGCTTCAAGGTCTACCGCGACGTGATCGCGACGCCCGGCGACGGCATGATTGCCTTCAAGGGCATGAATGACTACACGGCGGATAGCATCAAGTCGTTGGAGGGCTTCAAGCGCGCCTGGTGGGAGGAAGCGCAGACTGCAACCCTGCACTCGCTGAACCTGCTTCGCCCGACGATTCGCGCGCCCGGTTCGCAGCTGTGGTTCAGCTGGAATCCGCGCCGGAAGAAAGACCCCATCGAACAGATGCTGAGCGGCCCTGAACTGCCCACTGATGCGAAGGTGGTGGTCGCCAACTGGCGCGACAATCCGTGGTTCACGAAGGAGCTGGAGCAGGAGCGCCTGGACTGCCTGCGCATGCAGCCGGACCAGTACGACCACATCTGGGAAGGCGGTTACGTCACCCTGATGGAGGGCGCGTACTTCGCGCAGCATCTGGCCACCGCTCGGGCCCAAGGCCGCATCTGCAGGGTGCCGCTCGACCCGCTGATGACCATCCGGCTGTTCTTCGACATCGGGGGAACCGGCGCGCGCGCGGACGCGATGGCGATCTGGGCGGTGCAATTCGTCGGCAAGGCCGTGCACGTGATCGACTACTACGAAGCCGTCGGCCAGCCGCTGGCGACGCACCTTGCCTGGATGCGCGAGCGCGATTACACGCCGAAGAATGCGCAGATATGGCTGCCGCACGATGGCAGCACGCAGGACAAGGTGTATGACGTGTCGTATGAGTCGGCGCTGCAGCAGGTCGGCTATACCGTGACCGTGGTGCCAAACCAGGGCAAAGGCGCGGCGGCGGCCCGCATCGAGGCTGTACGCCGACTGTTCCCCGCCATCTGGTTCAACGCCGACACCACCGAAGGCGGCCGCGAGGCGCTGGGCTGGTATCACGAGAAGAAGGACGAAGTGCGCGGCATCGGCCTGGGCCCAGACCACGACTGGTCCAGCCATGGATCCGATGCCTTCGGCCTGATGGCGGTGGCATACGAGCCGCCGAGCAGCACCTGGGGCAGTTCACTGAACTACCCGAAAGTTTCCAACGCATAGCAGTACAACCGAATCATTATCGAGGCACCGTCGTGAGACGTCCCGCAGGCCAATGACGAAAAAACTGACCGAAGCCGACCTGATCGCGCTGATCGACAACGAATCACGCCAAGCCTATGGCTACGGCGACGGCGAGCTGGAAGCGGCCCGCACGCGCAATGAGGTCTACTTCTATGCCCGCCCGGAAGGTGATCTGGCGCCGCCAGAAATTGACGGCCGCTCCAGCGTCGTGGACACCACCGTGCGCGACACGGTGCTGGGCATGGAAGCGCCGCTGATCAAGACCTTCTGCGGCACCGAGAATGTGTTCGAATTCGAGGAAACCAAACCGGAAGACGCCGAGCAGGCGCCACTGGTCTCCGACTATGTGAACTACCTGCTGCGCAAGCGCAATCCGGGCTATCAGATAATCTCCACCTGGATCCGCGACGCGCTGCAGCTCAAGAAAGGCATCATCAAGGTCTGGTGGGATAACTCCGATATCGAAACGAAGGAGGAATACCGCGGCCAGACCGATGTGCAGCTGGCCATCCTGATGGATGACCCGGAAATCAAAGTGATAGCACAGCGCTCCTACCCCGACCCAGACGCACAGAAGCAGATGGCGGCGGCAAAGGCGCAGATCGAGGCCCAGCTGCAGCAGGCGCAAGTCGTCGGCATTCAGGACCAGCAGGACGCCCAAGCGCTCGCGCAGCTGCAGCAGCAATACCAACAGCTTCAGGCCACGCCGGCGCCGCTGCTTTACGACGTGACGTGCAAACGCGTGAAGTCTGGCGGCAAGCTGTGCATCGAGAACGTCCCACCATGGGAATTCCTCATCAGCAAGCGCGCGAAGTCGCTGAAGGATACCCCCTGGTGCGGCCACCGCTTCAAGCGCACCGTCGGCTACCTGAAATCCGCCGGCTACGATGTGCCGGATGATCTGCCGAGCGACGATGACACATCCGAATTCAACCAGGTGCGCATCGAGGCGGATCAGTTTGTGCACGATCAGTTCACGCAGTACGACCTGACCGAGAGCACGGATCCATCGCAGCGCGAGATCTGGCTGCTGGAGAGCTATCAGCAGGTGGACTGGGACGGCGACGGCATTCCCGAGTGGCGCAAGGTGCTCAAGGCCGGCACGCACATCTTCGAGAACGTCGAGTGCGACGGTCAGCCGTTCGTCGACCTGGGCTCTATCCCATTACCGCACCAGTTCTTCGGTCTGTGCCCGGCCGACTTGGCCATCGAGCCGCAGCGCGTGCGTACGAGCCTGCTGCGCGCTACGCTGGACAATGTCTACCTGCAGGTGAACGGCCGCTACTTCGCCGTGGACAATCAGGTGAACTTGGACGACCTGCTGAATTCTCGTCCGGGCGGCGTCGTGCGCGTGAAGCAGCCCAACGCCGTCGGCCGGCTGGACCAGGGCACCGGCGACGTCGGCAGCACCATGCAGATGCTGGAATGGTATGAGGGCGCCGCCGAGGAAGCCACCGGCTGGACGCGCCAGACCCAGGGCGGCAACGGCCTGCAGCTGCAGCAGACCGCCACCCAGGCGAACATCATCACCAACCGCGCGGATTCGCGTATTGAGCTGATCAGCCGTCACATGGCCGAAACGGGCTTCACCGATCTGGGCAACATAATTCTGAAGTTGGTCACGCAATACCAGAACAAGGCCGAACAGATCAAGCTGAACGGCAAATGGGTGAACATTGACCCGCGCGCCTGGACGAACCAGTTCTCGCTGTCGATCAATGTCGGTCTGGGTACCGGTAACAAGGACCAGCTGGTGAGCCACCTTGCTGTGCTGGGCCAGAAGCAGGCGGAAGGCCTGGCATTGGGTATCAGCACGCCGCAGAATGTCTATAACGCGAACGCGAAGCTGGCTGAGGCCTTGGGGTTCAAGGATGCCGGCCAGTTCTTCACCGATCCGGCCAACGCCCCACCGCGGCCGCCGGCGCCGGACCCGAACATGGTCAAGCTGCAGTTCGACCAGCAGCGCTTCCAGCAGGAGTTGCAGTTCAAGCAGCAGAATGCCGAGTTGGAGCGCCAGGCGATGATTGCCGAGGCCACCATCAAAGCCCAGGCGCAGATGCAGGTGGACCAGAACCGGCAGCAACTGGAAGCCGAGCAGCAGGAACTGCGTGCCCGGCGTCAGGCAGAGCTGGATGCCCAGCAGGCTGCCTATGCCCACGAACAGCAGATGGCCCGCATCGAGCTCGACCGCCAAAAGCTCGCCAGCGAAGAGTACAAGGCCCAGCTCAGCGCCGAAGTTGAGCGCTACAAGGCCGACATTTCCGAACAGGGCAAGATCGTCGCCGCGCAGATCAGCGCCAAGCAGACCAATGACCCGAGCCTGACCGCGGCCGAAGACGCCGCCAACCGTGGAGCAGCGCAGTGAGTAGCCTTGACAAACGGATTTACGACGCCGACCAGGCGCGTTTGGTGCTTGAGAACCCGGCTTTCTCTCAAGCTTTCGATGACATCAAGATGGAGTTGATAGAGCAATGGCAAAACAGCCCGGCAAGAGACAAGGTGGGGCGGGAGCATCTGTACCAGCTTCTGCGCCTGACGAACAAACTGGAACTGACACTGCGCAGCAGCCTGGAGTCGGGGCAGCTGGCGAAGGTGGATCTGGCGCACAAGCAGAAGATCAGCGATCGCCTGAAGCAGATAGCGGGCTGGTGATCAGTTTCGCGGAACTGGTGGACATCGTGCGCGAATCCCCTGAGCAGGTGGCACGCTGCTGGCATCCCGAGCCTGACGGCACGCTGGTGCAGGCCAAGAACGGCTCCAGCATCCAGGCCATGACCGGCAAACCAGCCTACCAGCTGACCACCGGCCAAATCATCGAAGTGTAACAAGCAGTTCGGACAATCCCGTGAGGGAACCCGAGAAAGGTAATCATGAACATCCATAAGCAGCTCAAAGTCCTGTTGATCCGAGGCGGTGTGTTCCGCGAATCCGCTTCGGAAGGTGGCGCCTCCGGCGGCAGCAGCACCGGCGCGCTGGACGTCGATTCCAGCGTGAGCGCCTTTTCCTCTTTCCTGGGCGGTGAGGCCCCAGCGGAGAGTGAAGAACAGCAGGCAGAATCGCCCGAAGCCGCGGCGGAACGCCTGGCAGCCGAAGAGGCCGCTGGCGCCACCCAGCAAACCGGGGAAGAAGGCGATCAGCCGCAGCAACAGCAGGCCCAGGGCAACGAAGCCGACACCGTCACCTTCGAGGTTGACGGCAAGCCGGTGACGCTGACAAAGGCCGAGCTGGCAGAGCTTCACAAGGGTGGCCTGCGCCAGCAGGATTACACCCGCAAGACCATGGAAGCGGCCGAGCAGCGTAAAGCGGCCGAAGCAGAGACGCAGAAAGCCAGATCCGACCGCGAAAACTACGCCAAGCAGCTTGACGCGTTTGCACTGACCCAGCAGGCGATCATCGCCGAGGCTGAGAAGGTGCTGACGCAGGAGCTGCTGAACAGCGATCCCGTTGAATACCTGACCCAGCAACGCATCCTCCAAGAGCGACAAGCGAACCTGATGAAGGCCCAGCAGGAGCAGCAGCGTATCGCCGGCGAAATGCAGCAGGAACGTGACCAGGCCGACCGCCAATTCCTCCAGACCCAGCACCAGGCGCTGCTTGACAAGCTGCCGGAATGGAAGGACCCGGCGAAGATGAAGGCTGGCATGGGCCTGATCGAAACCTTCATGGAGGAACGCGGCTTCACGCCCCAGGACGGCTTGACCGTGCTGGACGCGCGCATTCTGCTGCTCGCCAATGACGCCATGAAATACCGTGACCTCATGAAGCGCGCCGCCGAGGCGGGCAAGAAGGTGGCCGCGGTGCCGCCGAAGGTCGAGCGGCCGGGCGTCGCCGCAACGAAACCCACCGATGGCCGTACGTCGGCCATGAAGCAGCTGGAGAAGACCGGCAGCGTGCGCGACGCCGCGGCGCTCTTCCTCAACTACACCTGACTGAACATCCCTTTTACGCCGTGAGGCGATAGGAGAACGCAATGCCAGCACCAACCAATACCCAGCTCACGACTGCCACTATCGGCAACCGTGAGGACCTGTCGGACATCATCTACCGCGTGTCGCCGACTGAAACCCCATTTCTGAGCATGTCCCGTCGTGGCAAGGCCACCAACACGCTGCACGAATGGCAGACCCAGACGCTGGCCACGGCGGCGAACAACGAAGCGGCCGAAGGCGACGATGCCGTGGCGGTGGCCGTCACGGTACCCGTGCGCCTGAACAACCGCACGCAGATTTCCACGAAGACCGTCAGCATCTCGGGCTCGCAGGAAGCTGCCGTCTCCGCCGGCCGCTCGTCCGAGATGGCCTACCAGATGTCGCTGAAGTCGCTGGAGCTGAAGCGCGACATCGAAGTCGGCCTCACCAACAACAACGTGCTGGCCACCTCCCCACGTCGCAGCCGCGGCCTGGTGGGCTGGGTATCCTCTGCCAACGTGAACGCCGGCGCCGGCTATGTGGCGCCGAACTTCGTCACCAACGTGGCGCAGACTGACGGCACGCAGCGCGCTTTCACCGAAGCTCTGCTGAAAGACACGCTGCAGAAGACGTTCACCTCCGGCGGCAACCCGAACGTGGTGATGCTGGGCGCGGCCGCGAAGCAGACCTTCTCCACCTTCACCGGCAACGCCACCCGGATGGACGAAGCCGAGGACAAGAAGGTAACGGCAGCCGTGGACATCTACGTGTCCGACTTCGGCACCTTGAAGGCAGTCCCGAACCGCTTCCAGCGTGCTCGCGACGTATGGGTTCTGCAATCCGACCTGTGGGAAGTCTCCTACTACCGTCCGATGCAGCAATTCGACCTGGCGAAGACCGGCGACAGCATCCGTAAGCAGCTGCTGGCGGAATACTGCCTGGAAGCCTCCAATCCAGACGGCAACGGCGCCGTTGTGGACATCCTGTAATCAATCTGCGCGGGGCTTCGGCCCCGCTTCTTCAAGGAGAAAATTATGGGAACGAACCTCGTTCAGCGGAACGATGGCGGTGTGGCCTTTGTCGAAGATGCCACTGCATCGGAAGTGCTGAAAGTCGGTGGCACCGGTCACCGGAACTGCAAGATTGCCAAGGTAGCGATTACCGGGGTAGCAGCCACCACCGGTGGCGCTCTCTTCGCCTGGCAGAACCCGGAGAATGTGCCGATCATCGTCGACAGGTTGGAAATCGATGTGCTGACGAAGTCCACCGGCGCGGCCAACGGCAGCTTCGGTACCGCGGCGAATGGCACGACCTCCAGCGCAAACCTGATCGACACCTATGCTCTGGGCGGTACCGAAAAGGTCGTCAACAACATCGACGACAAGGGTGCGAACGGTAAGTCGGTTCAAAAAATGACGACGAGCCAGTTCATCACCGGGACAGGCTCCGCCACCACGGCCGGCCTGACCGGCTTCGTCTACATCCATTACTACCTGACCTGATCTGCCTTTCGATCATGCAGGCGAGCGGCCCTTCGGGGCCGTTTCTTTTTTCTGAATTCCGTAGGAGAGATCATGTACCGCAACCGAGCCAGCATGGTGATCACGGCCACCGGCATCAACCTGACGACCGGCGCGGCCTCCGTGAGTGCCCCCATTCCGCCCGCGTCCAGCGGCGAAGTACCACGCTATATCCGAATCACCGCTACCGCCAACGCCCACGTGCGCATCGGCATTGCTGGGCTGACTGCACTCGCTACCGACGCCATGGTGGTGCCGGGCGACGATCTGATCCTGGACGTGCCGCGCAACGTCACCCATGTGGCCGCCATTCAGGACACGGCCGCCGGCACCGTCAACGTGGTGCCGCTGGAAGACTGCTAAGGGAGCCACCATGAAGAAGTTCATCACCACTCTGCTCCTACTCGCCGTAAGCTGCGCGGCGCAAGCCCAGACACCCTATGCATGGCGCTTGGACCAGCGTAACGCCGCCAATACTGCATACCTGAGCAAGTTCATGCAGCCGGATAGCTCGGATGACTGCTTGGCTTCCATGGGGCCTACCAGCACGGGCGCAGTCCCAGCCTGCCATCGCATCGGTGCCGGCCTGCAGCTCTCTGGCGGCGTGCTCAGTGTCCCGCTGACTGTTGGTCCACAAGGGCCACAGGGACCACAGGGTGTACAAGGCATACAGGGTATTCAAGGACCGCAGGGTAACGACGGCACGGCCGGCCCCCAAGGCAGCATGGGTGCTCAAGGAAACGATGGTCGATCCGCCTATCAGGTTGCCGTGGACAATGGTTTTCCCGGTACCGAAGCACAATGGTTGGCAACGCTGATCGGCCCGCAGGGGCCGCAAGGCCCAGCCGGTACAGCACCATCTCGCAGTTTCAGCTATCAGACGCGTGCGCTGAACACATGCTTCCAGGTGTCGGCCAGTCGCGATGCCATGGTGGCCTATGGCGTGGATATCGCTGTCAGCTCCACGCTCGCTAGCGGCCAGGTTGGCACTGTCTACCTGCGTGTCTACACGGACAGCAGCTGCACCACTGGCACGCAGGAAGTTATCCGCGCGTCGAACGGCCTGACGCAGGCGCTCGGACTTACTGTCACGCTCAACGCCAACGGCACCAGTGTACTGACCGGCGTCATCCCGGCCGGCGCCTGGGCGCAGCTGGTTACGGAGAACACCACCGGCACGCCGACCTTCACCGCACGCCCAGGACAGGAGGTTCTGCTGTGAATCCAGTCCTGCAAGCCCGGATGCAAAAGCGGGCGAAAGACGCCGTGCATACCCGCATCCATGTGCATGGCGCCCTGATCACGTTCGAACGCATTCAGGACTGCACGCCGATCGTCGATTACGCCAAGGCGCGCCATAACGAGGGCTTCCACGGCAGTAGCGAGATGCGTCATGCGGCCTGCATACCGGACGTGATCATCGAGCGCTACTGCAATGAGCAGAACATCACGTTCCACGAGTTCATGGCCAACGAGGACCATATCCGGCGCCTGGTGAACAACCCGGACAACGCAGCCTTCCGCATCTGGCCAGGGAGAATCTGATGCAGAAATACTTCAATAGCGTGCTGTTGGACAGCGGCATGCCGGCCGTCGGCGTTTCGGTACTCGTCACTGCCTTCGGCGGTGGCTCGGTCACGATCTATTCGGATAACGGTTCAACGCCCCGCACGAACCCGATCACGACGGACGCGAATGGCTACTTCGAGTTCTACGCCGCGGACGGTCGTTACACCCTGCAGATCAGCGGCACGGGGATTTCGCCGCGCACCATCGCTGACGTGCTGTTGGAAGACCCGCAGGACGGCAATCCGATTACCACAACCACCTTGGTGGCGACGGGCCAGGTGTCCCTGGGCGGCGTAGCCGGTGCGGAATCCCTCCGCGTGAGCCAGGCCCCAACGAACTCGGTGAACCGCGTGCAGTCGGTCGGTGCGATCACTGCGGGCGAACCACGCACTGGCGTCGAGGGAAGCGATACTGACATCAATTATGGGATCTATTCGAAGGGCGTCGGTTCGATTCGATTCCTTACCGGCGGCGGCGCGCTGGAACAGTTCCGTGTTTCGCACACAGCTTCGGCTGTGAACTTCCTGGGCGTCACAGGCGCGATCGCCACAGCGGCGCCATCCTTCACCGCTCAGGGCGCCGACACGAACATCGGCATCAATTACAACGCGAAGGGCTCTGCTCCACACGCCTTCAATAACGGCAATGTGGTAGCGAACACGCTGGGCTTCGGCTTCCGCGTGCGCGAGGGCGCGAATGCCAAGCAAGGCACGGCAACGCTGGTAGCCGGTTCCTCGGTGGTGGCGAACACCAGCGTGACGGCAACGAGCCGCATTTTCCTGACCAGCAATGCTGATGGAGGCACTCCCGGATTCCTACGCGTGTCGGCGCGCTCGGCCGGCGTGTCTTTCACGATCACCAGCAGCAGCGGCACGGACACGTCCACCGTTGCCTATGAAATCTTCGAGGCGGCGCCATGACCATTGTCGTGCAGAGCGTCTCGACGACGCGGGACTATACCTGGTTGAAGGATCTCGTGGCCAGCTGGATGCATCGAAATGACCTGACCGGTACGATTCCTGACCTGATCTACCTGGCAGAGATTCGCATCCGCACAAGGCTTCAGGAGCGCGTTTCCGACTTCGTGGGATCGATTACCACGGTCGCCGGCCAGGAATATGCGACGCTGCCCACTGATCTGTTGGCCGTCAAATCGCTGTCGATTCCAGGCGTCGAACGCAATCTTGACTACATGGACCCGGACGAATTCAACTATTCGTTTTCGCCGGCAAGTGCCGGGCGTCCGCGCTGCTACACCGTGATTGGCGAGCAGCTCTATCTGGGCCCGACGCCGGACGCCATCTACACCCTGAGCGCCATGTACCGCGCCGATGTCCCGAATCTGACCGATCTGGCACCGCTGAACAGCATCCTTGCGAAGTGGCCGAACGTCTACCTGTTCGCGACGCTGGTAGAGGCGGCGGATTATTCCCGCAACCTTCCATTACGCGACAGCTTCAATCTGCGCTTCCTCGATGCGATCGATGGCGCCAACTTGGTCGAATTTAACAAGACCGGCCCGATGCGGGTTCGCGTCGATGGAGGTACATGCTGATATGGCACTCGAAACTGGCAATTACATCGGCAACCTTGTTTCCGCGAACCCTTCAGGGTCGGATAGGAAGCTACAAGGTGATGACCATCTTCGCCTGGTGAAATCCGTCCTGCAGAACTGCTTTGCAGGCCTGACGGGCGCGGTGGTCGTAGGCGGTGCGAACGGTGGTGTCGCGAATGCATATACGCTGCTACCCACTCCGCCGCTTCCCTCCTACGTGGACAACATGTCCATTGTGTTTTCTCCTGTCATTGCGAACACAGGCGCAGCCACGATGAACGTTTCGGGCCTTGGCGCCGTGAGCCTTCTTTCCGTTTCTGGGCAGGCCTTGGCTGCAAATGATCTGGTGCCTGGTCAGAAATATCGCGCGACATTCGACGGCACGAACTTCCGGCTGTTCTCGGTCACGAAGAACTATGTGGACCAACTGGCGTTCAGCTCCGCGCTGCCAGCGCAGAGCTTAGGCTTTCTCGCCTCGACCGGTGCCGTCGCAGCATTCACGCGCACTTTCAGCGGTTATGCAGTGGACGAGAGCAAGGGAGCGAATGTCCCCAGTGCGGCGACCATTGACCTGCAGAACACAGTGGTCACGGGAAACCTGCTACATGTCACAGGCACAACGACCATCACCGCAATGACCCTTCCCGCTGGTGCCGAGCGCACGCTGGTGTTCGATGGCATCCTGACTCTGACGCATAGCGCTAACCTGGACCTGCCCGGTGCATCAAACATCACAACCGCTGTAGGAGATCGGGCGATTGTGCGCGGCGAAGGTTCCGGTGCGGTTCGAGTCATCAGCTACAACAAGGCTAGCGGCGCTGCAGTTACGGTAACTCCGCCGGCACTTGTGCTGCTTGCCACCGTAAATGTAACGGCCGTTGCGAACATTGATTTCCTTAACGTTTTCAGTTCCACATTCGATGAATATCTCATCATAGGTGACCAGATCACGCCTGGTACAGCGAGCCATCTAAATTTACGGTTTGCCAATGCTGGCGTTGTGGATAGCGGCAGCAAATATGGTTTCCAGGAATTCAGTGCGGGCACTACTTTTCCCTCTACGAGTAGTTCATTGATTGACTTGTCTGCTTCAAGTAATTGGGCGGTCGGTGTTGGTGGATCATTCCAAATTTTTGTCGCCAACGTGAACGACGTGAGTGCATCTCGCCCCAAAGTAGTGGTCGTCAGCGGAGTGATGTCGCCAACGGCTGGATCGATGCTGGGGCTGTATTCCGTAGCGGATTATGTATCTGCGAATGCAATTTCTGGTTTCCGGTTGTTATGGGGTGCAGGGAATTTCCAGGCAAACGGGCAAGTTCGCGTTTACGGCATTTCTAAGACATAGGGTACGTGTATGAACTCTAGAATTCTCTATTGGGACGATAAGGAACAATGTCAGAAAGAGCGCGAGGCGACGACGGATGAACAAGATGAGATCGACTCGCGCCTGCCATCCGCTGCCGTCCTGAATGCCCCGATTTTGGCCCAGCTTCGTGAAAACGATACGCGGGCCGTGCGCGCAATCCTTGAAGGTGATCAAGAGCGCATCTCTATGTGGAACGAACGGCAGGCTGAGCTGCGTGCACAGTTGGTAAAGGATTGACCATGCCATATGTGCGCGTCCCGAATTGCGGCAGTGCAGGTGTCATCAAAGACCTGTCCAAGCATGAGTTGCCGCTGCCGGCCTGGACCGACGCGAATAACGTTCGGTTCCTCGATGGCTATGCGCAGCAGTTTCTCGGTCATGGATCAGCATATGGTGTGCCATCGGTAATCCCATTTCACGTGGTCGCAGCATCAGCGGGCGCCACTCGCTATTGGTTGTATGCTGGTGCAGCGAAGATTTACGCCACTACGATCAGCGGCGGTGCGGCGGTGCATACGAACCTGACGCGTCAGAACGCCGGTATCGACGTGGATTACACCGGCACACCGAACCAGTGGACCAGCACGCTTCTTTCCGGCATCCCTGTCCTGAATGCGGGTAACACTATCGACCCGCCGCAGCGTTGGGACCTGAACATCGCTAACCGCTGCGTTCAGCTGGATAACTGGCCTGCGAACACCTTCTGCAAGTCGCTGCGCGCCTACAGGAATTTCCTCGTGGCGCTGAACGTAACAAAGGCCGGAATAAATTTCCGCCATATGGTGAAATGGTCCAGCGCCGCGGAGCCTGGATCCGTGCCGGCCACGTGGGATCCATCTGACCCGACACAGGAAGCTGGCGAAAATGACCTTGCGTCGAGTCCGGGCGAGATTATCGACGGCCTGCAGCTGCGGGACTCGTTCATGATCTACAAGGAAGACGCCATTTGGCGCATGACCTACACCGGCAGCTCTTTCGTGATGGATTTCCAGCAGGTGACAGGTACCTCTGGCGCCCTGAACCGCAACTGCATCGTGGAGAACGACACCTATCACTTTGTCCTCACCGGCTCGGATGTGATCATCCACGATGGCCAGAACGCGCAGTCGATCTTGGACAAGCAATCGCGCCGCGCGCTGTTCCAGGACTTCGACGCCTCGGCCATCGACCGGGCCTTCGTGGTCAAGAACCCGTTCCTGAATGAGATCTGGGTGTGCTATCCGCAGGCAGGCAGCAGCATCCCGAACAAGGCGCTGGTATGGAACTTCAAGGACCGGACGGTATCGTACCGTGACCTTCCGGCCGTACATCATGCCAACTACGGCGCAGTGGATAGCTCGCTGGGCGACACCTGGGATTCGGATAGTGACCCATGGAACTCGGATTTGACCGCCTGGAATGGCCCGGATTTCACGCCGAATACTACGCGCGTGCTGACGGCATCGAACAACCAGCGTTTGTATCTGTTGGACACGTCAGCCAGCTTTGATGGCGTGAAGCCGCAATGGTTCCTCGAGCGTGTCGGTCTGGACTTCGGCTCGCCGGAAACCCGCAAGCTGGTGAAAGGCATTCGCCTGCGCGTGAGTGGCGCCGAAGGTGACACCGTCATGGTGCGGGTGGGCGCATCCAACGATCCATATCTTGACCCGGAATATGGGCCGGCCGTCGAGCACATCATCGGCTCCACGATCGCCTGCGACCTGTTTGCATCCGGCCGCTATATCGCGATCAGGATCGAAAGTGGCAGCGCGTATTTCGCGCGCCTGGATTCGTTCGATATCGATGTGGACAATGAGGGGGAATGGTAAATGCGCACTCCCACTCTCGGCACCATTCAGTTCTCGGTCGGCAACCCTGGCCAGTTCCAATCCTTCGATGATGTCGGGCGCTATCTGCGCGAGCTGGAGTCGCGCGTGGCCGCGGCTATCTTCTTGCTGGCGCAGGGGCACCTGGACGCCGTGCATGCACCGCCAGAGAAGCCCAGCGACGGCGATATCCGCCACGCCGACGGCACCCACTGGAACCCAGGCTCCGGGAAAGGCATTTACTGGTATAACGCTACGGCCGGCTTGTGGATCCTGCTGGGCTGATTTCGATTTTGTACGCCGTGAGGCGATAGGAGCTTTTCATCATGGGACTTTTTAGCAGCTTGCTGCCGATCGCGGGCTCGATCATCGGTAATACGATTGCGCCGGGGATCGGCGGCGCGATCGGTGGGGCGCTGGGTAGCGCGGTCGGTGGCAGTGGCGTGAAGCAAAGCGGGACCTCGACCGGCACCACATCAGGCACGACCAGTTCCACCTCCCAGCAGCAGCTAGATCCACGTATTCAGGAGATTTTCTTCGGCGCGAACGGACAGCAGGGTCTGCTGGATCGATATCGCTCGCTTCTGGGTCAGCCACAGAGCCAGGGCTCGCAATTCATCGGTGACCTGGCCAGCAACTACCTGAATGGCGGGGCCGGCGACGATGTGAATGCGATCCGGAATGCCGGCTACGGCCTGCTGAAAGGGAACCAGGCACCGACGATTGGCGCGGCCGTGGCAAACGCTGCACAGATCGCCGCGCCGTCCCAGAACGACATCAATCTCTCGCCAGCCTATCAGAACTTTATCTACGGGAATGCGGCGGAAAATCCCTACCTAAAGGCGTCGTTGCAAAGCGGCATCGACCAGAGCAATCAGGCCTTCCGGACAAATCTGGGCAATGTCACCGACACGCTGCAGCGCCAGATCCTGCCGGGAATACGCGGCAACGCAATCTCGGCCGGCCAGTTCGGCAGTTCCCGCCAAGGCATCGCCGAGGGTCTCGCGCTGTCCGACTACTCGAAGCAGGCCACCAATGCCGCGCAGCAGCTGGGGCTCGCGAACATCGCGGCCACCACCGGCGCCCAATCGAACGCATTCAGCCAGGGTCAGGACCGTGCTCTCTCCGCTCTCCAAGGCCTGAGTGGTCAGCAATATGGCGTCGCCCAGCAGAACGCCGCGCTGCGCCAACAGGCTGAACTGCAGAACGCGCAGTTGCGCCAGGCGGCCGACAACACGAACGTGAACGCCGGCCTGCAGACGCAGGCTCAGAACAACGCCGCCTCCATCGCCGGTTCGGGCCTCCTGTCCGGCAATCTGGCCCAGCTCTATGGCTACAACCAGAACGCGAACAATGCCGGCATCAACCGCGCGCTGCAGGTCAATTCGCTGTTGCAGCCCTATACGAACCTGGGCTCGACATATACGAGTTCTGGAACCAATACGGGCACGAACAGCCAGCCGATTTACACGAATCCGACGGCGAACGCCCTGGGGGCGGCCGGCTCGGCGCTCGGCCTGTACAACCAATTCGCCAAGCTGGGTGGTTCTAATACCACATCAGGCGTGACGACCGGTGCCGGATCGTATGGTGGTGGCCCGGCCGGCAGTTTCTACGATGGTTATGGCTGGCAGCAGTATTGAAAAAGGAAAGACCATGGCTCTCTTCGACGCATTCACCAATCTCACCCCCGACCAGAATCAGGGGTTGCTGGCCGCCGCCGCCGCACTGCTCCAGGCAGGTGGTCCATCCATGCGCCCCGTCAGCACCGGGCAAGCCTTCGGCGCCGGCATCCAGGCATTCCAGCAGGGCCTGTCGGACGCCGAGCAGCGCCGCGCGCAGCGTGAGCAGCAGGCGCTGAATTCCCGCCTGCTGGGGCTTAAAATCTCGGACGCCGAGAGCGATCTGGCCAACCAGGCCGCCACCCGCCAGCGAGCCGCCGACCTGGCAAACTTCTACAAGAGCCGTGGCGCCGGAGGAAATCTGGCTTCGGCGGTTCCGACCGGGCAGACTGCCGACCTCGCGCCTACTGTGGAAAATGCTTCTCGGCTGGCTCCTGCGCAACCTTCCGGCGGAACATCTGGCGCTGGCAGCGCGCCGGGCCTATTCCAGCAACGCATTGCTGAGGCCCAGGCCCTGCGCTCGGCCGGATTCGGACCGGAAGCCGATGCAGCCGAAGCCGCTGCCTTGAAATTCCAGCCGAAGGTAAAGGGTTGGGAGAAGGTGACCCAGAACGGCCGCGTTTTGTTCGCCCCATTCTTCGAAGACGGCACCAGCGGAGCGCCTGTGCCGCTCGATGTAGCCGAGAAGCTGGAACAGGTGAACCTGGGCGGCACGCAGCAGCTGGTGAATCCATTCACAGGGCAGGTGGTCACTTCTACCGCGCGCACTGCAACTCCGGGCGAACTGCTGACGGCGGCCACCACTCGCCGAGGCCAGGACCTGACCTTTCAGACTGCAGGCCTCGATCGCGCCCAGCGCGCCGCGAACGAGAAGGCGCCCACCGAGTTCCAGGGCAAGTCTGCCGCCTTCGGCCTGCGCGCCGAGGAAGCCGACAAAACGCTGCGCGATCTGCAGGGCTCCTACAGCCCTTCTGCCATCAACAGCAAGCTGACAGTGTCGGATTTCCCACTGATTGGGGGCCTGGCAGGCGCGGCCACAAACAAGTTTGCATTGTCGGATACTGACCAGCGCGCAGAGCAGGCGCAGCGGGATTTCGTGAATGCCATCCTTCGGCAAGAGTCCGGTGCCGCTATTGGCGCGCAGGAGTTCGACAATGCCCGCAAGCAGTACTTCCCGCAACCAGGTGACAGCGGCGCGGTAATCGCGCAGAAGGCTCGCAACCGGCAGCTGGCGATTCAGGGCCTGCAGTCAAACGCCGGCCGCGCGCGCCTGACCGCTCCCGCTGCCGCCAGCTCTGGCGGCTGGTCCATCCAACGCGTGGGGGAATAAATGCCAACGTACCGAATCACCGCTCCCGATGGCAAGAGCTACGATGTCACCGCGCCAGACGGCGCCAGCCAGGATGAGGTACTAGCCTATGCGCAGCGTTCGTTTAAGATGGCCGCCGCACCGAAGACCGAGGCCCCCGCAAAGCCGTTCGGCCAGCAGCTGAACGACTTCATCTCGGACGCTCCGCGCCAGGTGGGACTGGCTGGCCGCTATGCGTTGGAGGGCGTGGGCGGCGCGCTGGATACGCTGGCAGCTCCGTTCCGTGCCGGCCTGAACGCGCTGGGCGCCAACATCCAGGGCGGTTCCGGCGAGGCGCTGGCGAATGTCGTCGGCCTTCCGAAGCCGCAAACCGCGCAGGAGCGCCTGGTGGGCGATGCCGCGCGGCTGGTGGCCAGTGGCGCGCTTCCGATCGGCGCAGGTGCTGCGCTGGCTACGCGCGGCACAGGGACGGCAGCGAACGTGGGCCGCGTGCTGGCATCGAACCCTGGGCAGCAGCTGGCCAGCGCTGGCGCAGCTGGGGCGGCTGGCGGCTACACCCGCGAGACTGGCGGCAACGAAGGTTCGCAGTTGGCCGCGTCGCTCATTGCCGGCGTGGCCGCGCCGTTCGCTGTCGGGGGGGCTCAGCGTGCCGCCAATGCCGTGCGCGGCGCTGCCAGCGCGCGAGCCGCCCAGCAGCCGGTGCAGATCGACGTGACCATCAACAATGCTCTCCAGGACAGCGGCCTGAAGCTAGCCGATCTGCCCGCTGACGTGGCGCGCAGCATCCGCGGCGACGTACAGCAGGCACTGCAGATCAGCCCGAACCTGTCGGACGATGCCGTGCGTCGGCTGGCGGACTACCGGCTCACAGGCCTGACGCCGACGCGCGCCAGCCTAACGCTGAATCCGGCCGATGTCACTCGCCAGAAGAACCTGGCCAAGGTGGGCGCGAACAGCACCGACCCGGCCGCGCAGCAGCTGGCCGAGGTGCAGAACCAGAATAACCGCGCGCTGGTGCAGAACCTGAACGACCTCGGCGCAGCCCAGGCCGGCGGCCAGGTCGATGCCGCGCAGCGCATCATGGGCGCGCTGTCGGCGCGGAACCAGCAGGCAAAGACGGCAATCGACACGGCCTATGCAGCCGCGCGCGACAGCCAGGGACGGGCTGCGTTCCTCGATCCAGCTGCATTCACGCGTGAGGCTGACGACCTTCTGAAGCATCAGCTCCTGCAAGGCAAACTTCCGTCCGATATCCGCCAGCTGCTGAACGGTACTGCCGCCGGCGATATCCCTTTCACTGTTGATGTGGCCGAGCAATTCAAGACGCGGCTGGCCGAGGCCGCGCGTGATGCCTCTCGCGCTGGCGATGGCTCGACCGCCAAGGCCGTTGGCCTGGTGCGTCAGGCGCTGGAGAACACGCCTTTGCAGGCCGGGCAGGATATCGGGCAGCAATCGATCGACGCCTTCAACAAGGCGCGCCAGCTGAATCGGGCCTGGGCGCAGACCGTGGAGCGCACGCCCGCGCTGCAGGCGGTCCGAGACGGCATGGAGCCGGACAAGTTCGTGCAGCAGTACATCACTGGCAACGGTAGTAAGGCCAGCATCATGGATGTGGCGCAGCTGAAGGCTGCGATACGCGACAACCCGGAAGCGCTGCAGGTGGTAAAGGATCAGGTGACGGCGTACCTGAAGAACCAGGCCACCGGCGGCGCGGCAGATGAAGTGGCGAACTTCAGCCAATCGGCGTTCAACAAGGCTCTGCGCGGCATCGGCGACCAGAAGCTGAAGCTGTTCTTCGACCCGGAGGAAATTGCACGCCTGAAGGCTGTCGGCCGGGTGGCCAGCTACGAGCAGGTGCAGCCAGTTGGTGCAGCGGTGAACAATTCGAATACGGCTGGCGCCGTCGGCGGCCTGCTGGAGCGTATTGGCGGCAGTGCGCTGCTTGGCAAGGTTCCGTTCGGCCGCGCCGCCATCGGCGAACCGCTGCAGAACATCGTGATCGGGCAGCAGGCCGGCCGTGCACTGAGCGCACCACGGGCGCTGATTGGCGCACCGGTTCAGCCAATACCGACGGCCCCGCGCAGTCTGGTGCTTTCGCCGGCGGCGTTCATCCTGCCGGGAGAAGAGGAGCGTTAAGCCTTACTTTTTCCGGTTCCATAGCCAGTAGTTGATGATCATGGCCAGGGCCCAGCCAAGCTGGATCGGGTCGAATTTCATGGGTATCCCCTCTGGGATGTCATTGTTGTGCTGTTAATTCTAGCAGCAGTTCCACCAGCCGCCTGCGGGCGGCTTTTTACTTTGAAAGGAAGTTGAGATGAAAAAACCACTGCGCGCAGTTGGCACCGGCGGCGGCAAGCAGAAGCCGGCCGAGAAGAAGTCCTCGATGCCGACCAAGAAGCAGAAGAAATGAATTCCTGGCGCTCCCGTGCCCTTTTCGGGGCAGTCTCGCTCGCGGTCGCGTTACTGCATGCCTTGGCGACTGCCGATGTCAGCAACACCGATTTCGGCATGTTCGTGTTTCACGGGAGCGCCGCAGCCTGTGAGCTGTTTTTGATATTGCTGTGCCCGAACCTGCTTGCAGGCCGGGTCTGTGACGACATGGAGACCCTATGCATTGTCTCCATCGTCGCAAATGCCCTCGGATGGGGGCTTTATCTGGCCTATGCCCCGCCAGTGTTTTTTGACACTTTCACGTGGGGATTGAGCTATGTACAAGTTATTCGACTGTCTACACCTGACCGCAACGATGCTGATTATTACGGGGTTTCTCTACTTCGCGGCGGCGCTGGTGGCCGCAATTGACAAGTCACTGAAAAGGCGGATTCATGAACGATCAAGAAAACACGTGGCGGGTCATCGAAGGCGCTGCGGCTAACCCCAAGATCGCCACGGCGGTCGCCGCCGGCGCCGGTGGGGTTGGCGGGGCCTACAAGCTCGGCTTGCTGCAGGACTGGCTCAGCACCGCGTCGCTCGCCGTCGGCCTCATGACGGGCTGCGTCGTGCTGCTGGTGCAGGTCATCAAGCTGCTGCGCACCTGGCGCGCGTACCGCAACAATGAGCCCGGGGAGGAATGATCATGCCCAAGAGCGTCGAACAAATGATCGATGAGCTGATCGGCCGGGAGGGCGGCTACAGCAACAACCCGGCCGATGCCGGCGGCGAGACCATGTGGGGCATCACTGTGGCCAGGGCCCGGCGTGCCGGCTACCAGGGTGCCATGCGCGATATGCCGCGCGCGACCGCCGCGCAGATCTACCGCCGGGAAAATTTCGAGGAACCCGGCTTCAGCCTGGTCTATGCACTGTCGCAGGCGATCGGCGAGGAGCTGTTCGACACTGGTGTGAACATGGGCCTGTCGGTACCAGGGCCGTGGCTGCAGCGCCTGCTGAACGCGCTGAACCGCGCCGGCAAGACCTATCCCGACATCAGCGTGGACGGCCGCATCGGGCCGCAGACTATCGGTGCTCTGCGCGCCTACTTGTTCGACCGCGGCGCGGCCGGCGAGAAGGTGCTGCTGCGCGGCCTGAACAGCCTTCAGGGCGCGCGGTACCTGGAACTGACCGAGCAGCGCCAGGCGAACGAAGTCTTCTTCTACGGCTGGCTGCTCAACCGAGTGGAGATCGCGTAATGGACCCGATCACTATCGCCATGGGCCTGGCCAAGTTCGTGCCGGGCATCATAAAGCTTATGAGTGGCAGCGATAAAGCGGCGGAAGTCGCCGACCGCGTCGTGAGCGTCGCGCAGGCCGTCACCGGCACCAGCAGCGGCGAGGAAGCGCTGGCCACCATCGACGCCGACCCGAATAAGGTACTGGAGTTCCGGCAGGCCATAGGTGCGATGCAGGTTGAGCTGGAGAAGGCCTATCTGGTCGATACCCAGGACGCCCGCAAGCGCGACACCGATCTGGCCAAGGCCGGGCTGATCAACTACCGCGCCAACGTGCTGGCGGCCGGCGCTGTGCTATTGGTTACCTTCTGCCTGCTGGTGGTTATCTGGAAAACCGAGATGAACGAGTTCGCCAAGGGCACCATCACCCTTATCTGCGGCCGCGCGCTGGGCTGGGTGGAGCAGGTGTTCAGCTTCGAATTCGGCACCACACGCGCCAACAAGGTCAAGGACGACACCATCAAGAACCTGTCTAAATGAAACTGTTGCGCCGGAACAACTTAACAATTCATGTGAATCTGAGATTTGCAAATGCAATTTACATTGTTTCGCATATTCAAATCGCAGGAATATAGGATGAAATCTACAATTCGTCGACTCAGAATATGCTTTGAAAACAAAAACTTGTTTTCATTTACCTCAAATCGACGTTTTGTCGAGTGATGTAAAAATGTTCTGATTTGCCAGAGTGAGGTAATCGGGGATATTCTGTATTGGTGCGATGGAAACACGCATGAAAAACCCCACAGCAACTTCTCAGGGCGGCTGTGGGGTTTGGATTCCAAACCAGTCAAAGAAAGGAAACCTTTATGGATAGTACGACCGGGCTGCAATCGGGTCAACAAAATATGTTGCGCGCAACGGCGCAATCGGAAATTCAGGAGCTGTGCGAGCTGGTGCAGTTCCTGCGCGCGTGGTGGGACGCCTCCCAGGCTACGATCCGGCAGCTGGATCGGGCGGCTTCTTCGAAAGCCCATGACGCGTTCGTGGAAGCGGTAGCGCTGGCGCGCCGCATCGCCCGCGACCTCGGCATTACCCTCCCTGACTTCTCCGCCTTCGACTGGTCGGCATCCGCGCCGCCGGCCGGGCATGCTGCCATCACGGATATCTAAGCCCGCAGCATAGATGGCAAAATCATCCGCACAATAACAAAAAAGCCGCCCTGTTGAGGCGGCTTTCTTTGCGACGTAAGTCATTGAATTCATGGCGGAGAGGGTGGGATTCGAACCCACGGTAGGGGGACACCCTACGCCTGATTTCGAGTTCTACACACGCTATCCACACAGCATGCAAGTATTTGAATTTCCGTTCAATTTCCTGCGCGCATGAAGCGGTTTTTGCCCATTTCGCGGCATATCTGGCAAAAATATCCGCACATTTTTACCCCACCTTTTTGATCGCATCGGCCAGCGTCCCGCGGGCCAGGTGCGCATATCTCTGCGTCGTCTTCTTATCCTTGTGGCCGAGGATACCGCCCACCGTGTACAGCTCCACGCCGTTGTTCACCATCTCGCTGGCCGTGCTGTGCCGTAGGTCATGAAAATGTAGATTAGCGAAACCTGCCGCGTCCATTGCGCTCCGTATCTTCTTCGTCAGCCAGGATCGGCTCATGCTGAACGGCAGGTAATTCAGCAGCGGTCGCGCGCGCGGGTGCATTGGAACGAACCTGCGGTCGCCATTCTTGGTATCGGCCAGGATAAAGCCATCCTCGTGAATCTGCCCCTCCCTGCCCAGACTCAAACATTCAGCCAAGCGCATCCCCGAGTAGAACGCCAGCCGGATCAGTGCGCGTGCCTCGCGTTCCGGACATGCACGCGCAATCTTGATCATGGCGTCCCGTCCCTCGTAGAAATGCCGCTCGTTGCGGACAACCGGCATCGGCATCCTATACTGCGCATTTCGGTCGCCCAGACCATGATCGTCCTTGGCGTAATTACATGCCGCGCGCAGATAGGAAAGCCGGGCTTTCAGCGTGGCGGGCGCCCACTCAGGATGTGCGTCGGTGATTTCCTTCGCCACGTCGGCCAGCTCGTCCAGATATCGGCCGTCATAGTACCCGTGGATCAGCGCCAGTTCCTTGATGGTGGCGTCACCTGTTTTGAGGTGGGGACAGCGGTAAAAAACGTAGATATCGACCGCAGACTGAATTAGGATGCGCGGCTTTATCGCACCAGTTGCAACGCCGTAGAGCCGGGCGCTTTCGGCTTGGTCGAACGCTTGGGCTTCGTCACGACCCCAAGCTTCTGGAAGCAGTTTTGAGGCACGGACACGCTCGCCGTGGATGACCTTGTTAAATTCAAATCGCCAGCGACGGTTGCGCTTATCGTAACGGATCGGCATTTTGCTTTGTAATCAAGGATATCTTGTTCTTCGAACCGGATGCATTTTGTTCCCATCCGATAGCATGGAATGGGGCCGGTCGGTGCAGCCAGATCGTACATTGTACGCCGGTCAACGCCAAGCATCTCAGCCGCGGCCTTTGCATCGATCATGCTTCGCTCCTTCACTCACAGTCCTTGCAGACCGTGCTGTCGCCTTCGAATTTGTCCAAGTCGCGGCGCTGCTGGCATACCCTGCACTTGCGACGCGGCCGGCTGGCTTCCACACGCGGCGCTGTGACGCCCAGGAACTGCTCCAGCTTCTCGCGCTGCGTGACCGTCAGGTGCATGACATCTTCACCAACGTAAATGGTTAGCTCGCCAGTCGTGAAGATCGCGGCCACTAGCTCCGGCTCCTGTTCTTCCGGTTTTGCTACCGGCTTCTGAGGATTCGTGGCTGGGGGCACGCGGCGCGTGTACTTTCTCTTCTGGCGTGGCGCCTCGGCGTCTTGCGCGGGCTCCTCGCCTTTGCCGTCCTGCTCCGGATCATTCGTCGGTTCACCATGGGGAGCAGCCTTGCGGCCAAGCTGGTTGAATGGATCGTGTGGGTTGATCATATGTCCTCGGCTTTCAGTGTCTTAAAGGACCCGCCGAAGCGGGCCCTCTTTCACAGATTATGCGTTCAGTTGGAAACCGCCTTTACTGCCTGGAACGTTGCGCAACCAGCATCCGCAGCGCCATCCGCGCCGAAGGCGTAGACGAACTGTGTGTAGGAACTGGACAGGCAGTTCACGCTGGCGGCCGACTTGGCCGAGTAGTACTTGTTAGCCGAGCCGATCTTGAAGAACCCGTTCGCTGCCGCCTGGGCTACGAAATTGTTCCAGGTCGTGCCGGTCGAGTCCGAGTACGCGATCGTCGATTTGGCATAGCCGCCGAAGCTGCCATCCGGATTGGCGACCGCGACAGCTGTGCTGACGTTGATGCCGCCGGCTGCCTTCTCTACAATCGCAGCATCCTTCACGGAGAACAGCGTGGTGGCCGGGCTGGCAGTGAACACTTCATTCAGCGGCGCCGCGTTGGCCTGACCGCCGCACGCCGCCAGAACTGCGAAGCAGACAATGCTTGCAAACATCGAAAATACCTTCTTCATTGTTTAACTCCTTCATGGTTTGCCGGGTAACCGACCCGGCTGCGGTATTGCTCAAATCGTTGACCCGGTGTGCGAGAGGATTCCCTGATACGCCAGCAGCGATTCGGACCTGTCGTAGCCGTCCTGCTCGTGCTCTCGCAGTCTTCGGATGTAGCGGCTGCGCACGTAGGCGCCCGCAGATATGTGGTTCGGATGCACGACATAGCCCAGGAATGGGATGCCGGCGCGGGCCGGCGTCAGCCGGATCTTGCGCGGGTTGATCGCCAGCCCAAGGGCATCCAGCTTGCCGATGGCGGTGTCGCGCACCGCGCGCAGTTCGTCGGCGGAGTCAGCCAGGAAGACCAGATCGTCGACGTAGCGGATATAGCGCTTGACGCCCAGATCCTGCTTCACCCAGTGGTCGAAGTCGCACAGAAAGATGTTCGCGAAGAGCTGAGACGACAGGTTCCCGATCGGCATGCCCTTGGCCATCGTGCGGCGATACGCGCTATCCGGCGCGAACAGATCATCGTAGATGCCAGTGGTACGGTACGAGTCGACGAGGCTCACAAGCAGCTGACGCAGCGCCTGGTCGCCTACATAGCGCAGCGCGCGGGCCTTTAGCAGGCTGTGGTTCACCGAGTAGAAGTACTTCGAAATGTCCATGTGCAGCGCCCAGCTGGCGCCGGCGGCGCGCGTGAATTGCGCCAGGCGTTTGACTGCCGCATGCGTGCCGCGGCCCGGCAGGTTGCCGTAGGTGTCGTGGATCATGCGTGGCTGCCAGATCGGCAACAGGTGCTGGTAGATCATCCAGTGCACCACGCGGTCCTTCATAGGCGCGTCGACCACGTTACGAAACTTCTTGTCGCGGACCAGAAATTCCTTGTATGGACCGAAGCTGTATGTGCCGGTGCGCAGGCGCTGCTGAATCGTGATCAAGTGACGCAGTGGGTCCTGCTCGAAACGCTGCACGCGCAGGCTGGCGCCCTTGTTCTGGCGCGCGCGCTGCCAGCAGGCGAACAGGTTTGGCAGCGCGGTGAGGCGCTGGAAATCGCTTCCGCCTCGTTCCGCGCAGGCGCCAGCGGTGGGCCCCTGCGCGGTTCTCGGTTTGGCTACACGCCCTGCTTTCGGGGATTCCCCAGGAGGATTTCGACCAAGAATAGACCTCCCGCCGGCGCGCGGCGCGGCGTCCAGGTGCAAAATGATTGGGTCAGCGGAACCCGATGTTGTCGTTCTCGTAGTCGGGCCAGTCGTTGTTGACATTGAAGACGCCCGCATTCGACTCGGAGTTCCAGTTGCTGCTGCGGATGAGCGCATTGCTCGACTATCCAGAAATCCCCCTTTGTCGATCATGGCGTCACCTTGGCGGACGAACGGATCAGTCCACCCACCAGGCGGCCAAGCTCGACGGCTAAGCCAGCTCGGTGTTCGAATGCGAACTTGAGCTTGCTTAGGCGCGGGGCCTGCGCGAGGTAGTGCTTCAGCAGGTCCACCTCGGCGGAAATGTAGTGGAGAGCATCAATCTTCTGGCTATCCAGTCCATAGCCGAATACGGCCGGCATCAGGCGAGCCATACACGCGCGCAGGTTCTCACCGTATGTGGCTCGCAGGTCGCGCGGCATCTTGATGATGTCCTGCAGCAGCTGCGTATCGAGAGCCTGCGCCTGCGATTTCAATTTGAAGCCGGCGGTGTCCGGTTCAGCCAACATCTTCTTGGCAGCTGCCTGATTGAGGGCGCCGCGCTGGCGCAGATCTTCAATCACCTGGTGCACGATGTCATCCGTCACTGCAGCCATCACGGTGCTGTCGCCGCCCTGCTCCGAGATGTAGACGGTGTAGCCGGCGGACTGCGTGCCGAGGGCTACCACGTAGGGGATGCCGAATTCCTGGACCACGCTCCATAAGCGACGTTTGAAGTTCACCGCCGGGAAGCCCACACGCAGGTGAGGCTCGTCGGTGGTCCCGATCATCTTCAGCTGGTAGCCCTTCAGCGTGGCGAGAACGTGCGCGCTGCGATCGAAGGCGTGAAGGAATTTCCCGGCCTGCATCATCACCAGGTGGTGTGGGTACTTCTCAGCGAGCTTTGCCGCGGCTGTAGCCAGCGGATCGGCTTTGCCTAGGCCTACGTCAATCCCCTTGAACGACGAAATCGACAGGTCCGACATTTCCTCTTTGGTTGGTGCGATTTGTTGCATTTCTTACTTTCATTTCCTGTTGAAGCGGTCACCGCTTACGCGGCGACCAGTGACCCGAAACCAGATGCCCGCGCTATTTGGTGCAGCGGAACCCGATGTCGCCGTACCCGTAGCCGGGCCAGCCGCTGCTGACACGGAAGACGCCCGCATACGACCCGGAGTACCAGCCGCCGCCGCGGAAGAGCGCATAGCCCGACCAGCTCACAGGGCCTTTCGGGACATAGCCACCGCCCAGCTGCTCGCAGTCATCTGGTGCAGTAGCGAGAGTCGGCGAATCCGAGTCGATCTTCCCGGCGATGATGCCGTCTTCGTTACCCTGGACGTCATCAAACACCCAGGTCCAGACATTGCCGGCGAAGTCGTAGATGCGCTCCCCGTTCGCCAACTCATGCCAGCGGCGCTCTTCTGCGTGTGGGGATTCGTAATTGCCGTCCTGCGGGCCGTTGACGGTGCCTTTGTGCAGGCCCCTGTACAGCTTGCCGCTGCCGACCGCGCCGCCGGTCCAGTTCACATCCTGGTGCCAGATCTGGTGTGCGATCGCCAGACACTGCAGCTCGGTGATCAGCGCCAAGCCGGCATTGATGCATGCCTGCTTGGCGGTCTTGAAATTGATATTCACCCAGGGCTTAGCCCCCTTGCTCACTACGGCCTTGCCGTCGGCTCCTTCGCTGCAGGCATAGCGGCCCACCTGGAAGGCTGGCACAACGGTGCCATTGGGCAGGGTCGTTTCCGCAACGTTGACGAAGTCGCCGGCGCCAACTGTCAGGTTCAGGTCATGCAGCAGGCCGTCGGTGCCCTTCAGCACCGTGCCATCCTGGTCCACGATCATGTGGCGGCCGTGCACATCGATCACCTTGCGCAAACCTTCCCATTGGTCGATCACGGACAGGCCATGCACTATCTTGTCGCCAGCCCGGGCCGAGTAAGTTTGCTCGGGCACCAGCTCGATTTTCATTGCGTTTTTCATTGGCGGTGCTCCTTAAGCGGCTTTCGCCTCTTCGTTAAACAGTTCCTGAACGGTGGTCGGTGCCGGCGCAATCAGGGTCAGATCGATGTTCTGCTTCTGCTTCTCGCACAGACGCCCCGTGTCCAGTGCGCTGGGGTGCACGATCACGTTGAACTTTAGGACCACGGAACCGCCCTCCATCGGGGTGACCATGAACGCATCCAGCTTCGCGTCCACCAGCGTGATGTCGCTGTCGCCGCCCAGGCCGTAATCCACGACAGCCTTGTAACCGACGCCGGTCCAGTCCCACGCAAAAGGCGACATCTTCGGGAAGCGCAGCACGCTCGGGGAATCCGGATCGGTGGCCAGGTCAGCGCCGTCTTCTGGCGTAGCCATGCGATACAGAGCATCCCGCAGGCTCGACGAGAAGAACGACAAGGCGCTGTTCGATACGGTAGCTTCCACCGTCAGCACGCATGCCAGCTTGTAATCGTTGCCGTGGTTCTCAATGGGGGTGGATGCCTTGATCAGCTTCACCTGCTGCTTCGGGAGTTCAAACATGGTTCTGCTTCCTTTCTTGGTCTTGGTTGAATTGCATGTAGGGCTTGCGGATGAAGTCATGGAAGCGCTTCTGTGCACGTTCGTCGCGGTCTATGTCACCCCTGGACTTCACTTCGCAGATGGCACGCACACTGCTGATGGCAGTGGCCTCGTCCGGTACTCGGAGCCATTTCCAGAACATCGGCTCCTTACACCGGAGGGCCAGCCAATGGCTGATGCGTTGAGACGCCATCGGTTATTGCTGCTCCAGCTGAGCACGTCGCTCGGCCACCAGGGCGTTCAGCTTGTTGCGCTGCGTCTCGTCGGGCATCTCGCGGACTTCGTCGGCGACCAGATCCAGAACATCGACGTCCTGGCAGGCCTGCACGCGCTTGAACATGGTGTCATTGTCAGGACCGGTGTATTCCGCCTGGGCAGCGCCTTCGTCCGCGCCGCTTTCGGGCGCCGGTTCGCTGATCTCCAGCGGCGTTTCCACTTCGGTGAACGAGCCGTCGATAATCGCGCCGTTCTGCTGGCTGATGCCGGCGTCGGCCATCTCATCGATGCCCACGGCCTGCTGGATCTCGATCGACACCGGGAGAAACTTGAACAGGCGGCGCACGACGGTTTTCAGCGCCATCGCGCCGTAGTCGGTCACCCAGGGGCCGCTGTCGGCGGCTTTGCTGCGGGCACGCACGCCTTCGACTTCCGCACGGGACATCACATCGAACTGGATACCGCCGTCCTTCAGCTTCGCCACCGCATATACGAAGCGCAGCTTGTCGGGCACTGCACGGTTCGGGTTCTGCCAGTCCGGTTCGTGCTCAAGCTTGGCGTCAAGACCCAGGCGGCAGTCGAACTTGTCGCCTTCGTATACGGCCCTGGCGTCGATGCTGACGATCTGGCCGCTGCGGCGCGCGAGGTCGATCATGCCGCGATAGCCGATGATGACCTGCGCTTCCACGCGCTCAGTGCGCCACTGGCCGCCGACCTTTGCGCGCTTCTCGAACGGCAGGATGTAGGCGTGGCCAAGCGCGTTGCCCGGCTCCAAGCCAAGCTGCGCGCACTGGATCACGGCGCCCAGGAACGACATCTGGTCACACTGGGCCAGCTTCGGTACCTTGCGCATTTCAGTGGTTGCGATACGTGCCATACGCTCCGCCGTCATGTGGCGCGGCAGCGCAGCCTTGATCTGTGCCTGCACCTTGGGATTCGCCATCAGGTGGGCCAGATCTTTCGGCTCGTCAGTCTTGGCCAGTTGGCCGGTTGCCGCTGCTTTCAGGGCGGATGCGGTACTCATGGATCACTTCTCCTTTTTCAAGCGAAGCACGCGGATCGTGCTGGTTTTCAGGTATCGGGCGGCCAGATCAGGGTGATCGGCCTTGAACAGCTTTTCTTGGAAATCGGTGCGACCTTGGCCCTTCCAGGTGGCGATCTCACGGTTGTCGAATGTCAGCACTGCATGCGGACTGATGAAGTCGGCGATCTGCTGCTTCAGCACCTCCTCGCCTTCCTCCAGCGCCTTGATCTCGGCCTTCACGCGCGCCAGTTCGCGCACTTTGATGGCGATCTCCACCGTCGCTTCGATGGATAGGCCGTTGTCGTGCGGGAAGAGCTGCTTGACGTCGTCGAAGGTCAGCGTATCGGGCGCCGTGCCGCCGAGCACGTGTTCGTTCCAGAAGACGATCTCCTTTGCGCGCATAGCGGCAATGACTTCGTCGTCGCGGCGCGTCCAGTAGATGTCCACATCGTCGAAGCTGCGCAGCGCGGCGACCAGGCAGAAACGGCGTTGGCCGGGCGTGACCATCAGGCCGTGCATGAACTGCGCGGCGTATTCGATCGGCACGTCTTCGGTGTTTTCCTCGCCCCACTTTTTGCGGGCGAAGCCCGTCACGCTCTTGGCGTCAGCGTTCACGATTTCGTCGTTGAATTGCACCAGTTCCCCGCCGATCTCTATCACGCCGGACAGGCGCAGCTCGAAGTCGATCTCGCAGGACATGAACTGGTAGTCCGGATCGATATAGCGCGCATTGCAGGCCAGCAGTTCGACCTGCATGCCCAGGTCGGTGAGCTTGTCGATGACCATCTCGCGGATGAAGGGTTCCAGCTTCTGGCCGCGGTCGAACATCTTCTGGCGGACCGGGTCGATCTCTTCCTTCGGCGCCTGGCCGGTTTTCTGCAGCCAGAGTTCGACGGGCGTATTCCATGGGCTCACGCCGAGGATCGCTGCAGCATCCGAGCCGCCGATAAACTTGCTGCGGTCGTGCTGCACGGGTTCGGTAATCGCATTCATTGGACACCAAAATTCTGAGGGTTGAGGGCTGGGCTATCGACCGCCTCGGCAATCACCAGAAGCACGAGGAACAGCACGATGGGAACCCAGGCGTATGTGTCGATCACGTAGAGAAGGTCGGCCGCCAGGCGACGCAGTGCGCGAATCACGCTGGAGCCCCTTCGCGTGCTGCATCGACTTCCTTCTGTGCGTCAACCCGATCGACGAGCTCGCGCACCTGATAGCCCCGCAGCTTCAGGCCTACGACCATATGACCGGGGACATTCAGCCAGTGGGTGTCTTCCGGCTTCTTGCATTGCCACATAACGGTTTCCATCGTCTTCTCCTGTGTGTTCTTGTGGGGCTTTGACCATGTCCTTCATGGGCCTGTGCGCCGTTCAGGCTGGCGGCTCCTGACGCAGAGCGAGCGGGGCATGCTGATCCCACAGGGTCCAATCCATTCAGCCGACTCCAGGCCCAGCGCTGCGTTGTGCTACGGGGCAGCGCGCTCCGCTGGTCACCGCTATGCGGCGACCCGGGACCAGTGATCAGAGACCTTTGGTGCAGCGGAACCCGATGT